CCGTTGGCGACGCAACATGGAATGCCTACGTAGATAACAGTAATATTGATGCTGGCAATAACGATGGGTGGGATTTTGGAATTTCCCCTGTTATTGGCGGCGCTGAGTATACTTACCAGTTACGGTCTTTTACCCAACCAAGGAGATTCTAAATGACCATGAATATTAAAGCCGTAACGACTTGTTTCGGCTACCAGCAAATTACCACCCTTACCGCAGCTACCGGCTTGACTGTACCTACCGTCACGCCCGAAGGTTTGAACGGCAAGCCGGTGTTTGCTTTGATTGTGGCTGAAGGTGCGCCAGTACGTTGGCGTGACGACAGCACTGCACCCACAGCGTCTGTTGGAATGCCGTTGGCTATCGGTGTGCCGCTGCAATACGATGGCGATTTGTCAAAGATCAGGTTTATTCAGCAATCAGCTAGTGCCATACTAAACATTAGCTATTACTACTAAGGATTCGCCATGAGCCTCACCAAAGCCACCTATTCGATGATTGATGGTGCGCCAGCTAACGTATTGGATTTTGGCGCGGATAATACTGGCGTTGCTGATTCTTCTAGCGCAATTAATTCTGCAATTGCGAGTGGCGCGAAATATATTTATTTGCCCGCAGGAACTTATAAATGCAACTCTGCTATTTCATTAAAAGCTGGCGTTTCTATTTTTGGCGATGGCAAATTAGCGTCTATCATTGATTATCGCGGAACTACTAATGCTTTGGTGGCTAATGAAGGTATTTCATACGTCAGCTACGAAAAATTTGGCATTACAAACGCAAATAATTCAAATAGTTCCGTTTCAGGCATGGTTTTTAACTATGGATGCTCAAGAGCAAATTTTTCTGTTCGGTATGTAGGTAAAAGCGGTGATACATCAAATGGAATTGTTATTTACGGTACTCAAAATAATGACGGTGTGACCGCAAATAACAACCAATATGGTTGTGTATTTGATTGCAATATTACTTCAAGTGGAACAGAAATTACTGGCGCTGCTTTGCGGTTAAACGGTTCGGATGTGAGTAACGCACGAGCAAACGCCCATTACATTGCGTCTGGTACTTATGATGGATTTTCGACCGGCATTTATATCAATGGTAACGGTAACGTCATCGGATGTGCTACTGTAAACGGCGCTAGTTATGCCGGAATTCATTTTTATGGGGATGGCACGTTTGGTAATGTAATCAACGGGACATATTTGGATTCTGCAATTACTGGCGATCCAATAGTCATGGAAATGACAGCCCAAATCAACTATGTGTTTCATTTAATTCGCACCGTAAACGCTTCCGTATCTATTTCGGATGTATCGGTTGCGCCTAATTATGGTCAATACGTTGCCATTAACATTAACAAATTTAAGCTGCCGCACTCTGGAGATGTAGCGCCATCTTCAATGGCTGGGGTTTGTAGTCTGACTTATGATTCTGGCAATCAAATAACTGGATTTTTTGCAAATGAAGAAAACGTATGCGGCGGCATAATGTTTTCGGGCAGCAATTTTGCCGCAGGTGTCAACAAAGTAGGCAACGCTGGATCAGCAGCAGTCCAAATTAAAAGTGGCACAGCAGCAGATTTTCGCGTAGTTAAAACTACAAACGGAACAGCGTATTCACCTATTTTTAAGGTGGATAATGATGGCGTTATTTACCCAACAGGACAAACCACTAGAAAATGGTTGTGTTCAACGGGTAGTCCTGAAGGAGTAGTTACTGCCGGTATTGGTTCTCTATATACAAGAACCGACGGCGGCGCAGGAACCACGTTATATATTAAAGAATCTGGCACAGGCAATACTGGTTGGGTGGCTAAGTAATGATTTTTTTGCCTTACGACAAGGCGCTGCACTTCATCGTCGGCGTACTCATCTACGCCGTCGCGCACTTTATCAGCCCTGTCGTTGGCATAATTGCCGTAATTGTCGCTGCGGTAGGCAAGGAAGTGTACGATTACATGAACCGCGATAAGCACACGCCTGATTTGTGGGATGCCGGGGCAACCTTGGCTGGCGGCTTTGCGGGTTTAATTTGCGGTTTGACATACTGAATTCTTAATGTAGTATTAACCACTGTACCGGCCCAGTAGACCGGGGATTCTTCAGGAATCGACAATGTCAGAAGAGCAACAAAATGAACTAGCGGCAGTGCCCGCGCCGGAACCGGAACTAACGGCAGTACCGGAACCCGAAGTAACAGCGCCGGAAACTGAAGAGCCAAAATCGGCCAAAACCTTCACACAAGAAGAGTTGGACGCTGCGATTGGCAAGCGGCTTGCAAGAGAACAGCGTAAGTGGGAAAGAGAACAAGCTCGGCGACAGCAGGAAACTGCACCGCCCGCGCCAGCTCCTTCGTTAGAGCAATTTGAGTCGGTTGATCAGTACGCGGAAGCGTTAGCTGCTCAAAAGGCAGAAGAGTTGCTTGCTAAACGAGAAGCTGACCGCGCTCGCATGGAAACGCTTGAGGCTTACCACGACCGTGAAGAGGAGGCTCGGAGCAAGTACGAAGACTTTGAACAAGTCGCGTACAACCCGAACTTGCCGATCACGACCGTGATGGCTGAGACGATCCAAGCGTCGGACATTGGCCCTGACGTAGCGTACTACCTCGGCGCCAACCCGAAAGAAGCTGATCGAATTTCTCGCCTGTCGCCGTATCTACAAGCCAAAGAGATTGGCAAAATTGAAGCTAAGTTAAGCGACAATCCGCCGGTCAAGAAAACGACAAGCGCCCCACCGCCGATCGCGCCTATTAGTGGCCGTGGCACTGGAGCACCGTCTTATGATACGACCGACCCACGTTCTATTAAGAACATGACAACGTCGGAATGGATCGAAGCGGAGCGCCAGCGTCAGATTCGGAAGTTGGAAGCTCAACGTAACCGCTAATTTTTTTTTGAAGGATTATCATGGCAAACTCGATTCTTACCATTGACATGATCACCCGCAAAGCGCTCGAGATCCTCGAGAACAACCTGGTGATCACTCGTAACGTCAATCGTCAATACGACGATTCTTTCGCCGTTGAAGGCGCAAAAATTGGTTCCACCCTGCGTATCCGTTTACCAGATCGCGCGTTGGTAACTGATGGCGCCGCCCTGCAAGTTCAGGACGACAACGAACAGTTCACCACCCTGACTGTTGCTTCGCAGAAGCACATCGGCGTGAACTTTACCTCCGCCGAACTCACCATGCAGTTGGATGACTTCGCAGAGCGTGTTTTGAAGCCTCGTATTTCGCAGCTTGCGTCTTCCATCGACGCCGATGTTGCCAACGCGTACAAGAACGTGTTCAACTCGGTTGGCACCCCAGGCAGTACTCCATCGACTTCGCTCGTTCTGTTGCAAGCTCAGCAGAAGCTGAACGAAAACGCTGCTGTGATGTCGCCACGGTATGCCACCGTCAACCCAGCCGCTAACGCTGGTCTGGTCGAAGGCATGAAAGGTCTGTTCAACCCGACCGACACCATCAGCCGCCAGTTTAAGAACGGCATGATGGGCATGGGCGTGCTGGGCTTCGACGAAGTCAACATGTCGCAGTCGATCAAGCAGCACACCAACGGCGACTGGGGCACCGGCATCACCGTGACCTCGACTGTCACCACCGAAGGTCAGTCGACTCTGCCGATCAGCTTTACCGGCTCGTCAAAGACTTGGAACGTGGGCGACGTGTTTACCATCGCTGGCGTGTTTGCCGTCAACCCGCAGACTCGTGAGTCCACCGGCTCGCTGCAGCAGTTCACCGTGACTGCCGCTGCTACCGGTTCTTCGACTGCGACCCTGTCCATCAGCCCCGCGCTGTACTCGGCTGGCCAAGCCTTGGCTACTGTTTCGGCACTGCCTGCAGCAAGTGCGGCCGTCACCATGCTGGGTAACGCAACTGGCCAGTACGCGCAAAACTTGGTCTACCACAAGGACGCGATCACTTTTGCTACCGCCGATCTGTTGATGCCTCAAGGCGTGGATATGGCTTCTCGCCAAGTCCACAACGGTATCTCGATGCGTATTGTTCGTCAGTACGACATCAACAACGACCGTCTGCCTTGCCGTATTGACGTTCTGTACGGCTACAGCACCATCCGTCCGCAAATGGCTTGCCGCATCTGGGGCTAAGCACTGGTGGGGGCTTTGGCCCCCATTGACGACTTTATTTGAAAGGAAATTATCATGGCACTTCCTAACGGCGCAGGCGGCTATCAGCTCGGCGATGGCAACCTTAACGAACCAGTTATGGGCTATTTGCCCGCTCCACTTACGGAGACTGGCACTTCTACTGTCACCCTTACCGCTGCCGAAGTAACCGGCGGCATTTTGATTGCTAACCCCGGTACGACTGGCACTACCTACACGATGCCTATCGTGGTAACGTCGGGCGCAACTACTGGTGTTAACGATCTGGTGTCTAGCGCTAAAGTTGGTAGCACTTTTAACTGGACTATTGTTAACATTGGTACAACTACTGGCGACATCACGATGGCCGCTGGTACCGGTACGGGTTGGACGATTGTTGGCTCTTTGACGATCAATAACGAAACTTCGGCTTCGTTTGTCGCACGTAAAACCAGCGACACAACTTGGACTCTGTACCGTACTGCCTAATGCCTCGGGGGCTTCGGCCCCCGTTTTTTAAAGGATAGATCATGCCTAACACCAAAGCTGTGGGGGTTGCGTTTAGCGACCC